TATGTATATTGTAAATCAACTTTAAAAGGCAACTTATATCATGGCATCATTAGCAGAAATCAGAGCACGTCTAGCAGCAGCAGAATTAAACAAAGGCGGACAATCGTCAAACGGTGGCGATAACGCAATTTACCCACACTGGAATATGGAAGAAGGTGCATCCGCACTATTACGTTTCCTTCCAGATGGTAACAACAAAAACACTTTCTTTTGGGTTGAACGAGCAATGATTCGTTTGCCTTTCAACGGTGTCAAAGGTGAGATGGACACCAAACAGGTACAAGTGCAAGTACCCTGCGTAGAAATGTGGGGCGAAAGCTGTCCAATTCTTGCAGAAGTTCGTACTTGGTTCAAGGACAAGAGCCTTGAAGAAATGGGTCGTAAGTATTGGAAAAAACGCAGCTACGTGTTTCAAGGCTTTGTTCGCGAAAATCCAATTGCAGATGACAAGATGCCAGAAAATCCAATCCGTCGCTTTATCATTGGACCGCAAATCTTTGCAACCATCAAGTCAGCCCTGATGGATCCTGAGCTTGAAGAAATGCCAACAGACTTGTTGCGTGGTCTGGACTTCCGTGTTGCTAAAACCAGCAAAGGCGGATATGCAGACTACAACACTTCAAAGTGGTCACGCAAGGAATCGGCACTGACAGAAGCAGAACAAGCTGCTGTTGACAAGCATGGTTTGTTTGATCTTTCAACCTTTATGCCTAAAAAGCCAAGTGATGTTGAGCTTAAGGTCATGAAAGAAATGTTCGAAGCAAGTGTTGATGGTCAGCCATACGACACCGAGCGTTGGGGTCAGTATTTCCGTCCAGCAGGTATCCAAGCACCAGCAGGAACATCAACTCCGGCTGCTAATGCTGCACCAGCTGCCAAGCCTGCTCCTGTACAAGACGACGTTCCATTTGACACAGACGAGCCGCCGGTGGCGTCGGCACCAGTGCAGGCAGCTAAACCTTCTGTACAAAATGCCGAGGATATTTTAGCTAAGATTCGCGCACGTCAACAAAAGTAGTAATGCAGAAAATTTTAGTTGCAGGAGATAGTTTTGCTGCAGATTGGTCAGTCAAGTATCCAACCGCTCTTGGCTGGCCAAATCTTTTAGCACAAAAATTCAATGTTACTAATGTGGCACAAGCAGGTGTCGGTGAGTATAAAATTTTAAAACAGCTGATGTCATTTAATAATCTGGATGATTATGATTGGATAATTGTGTCTCACACAATACCATACCGTGTGAACACACGTAGGCATCCGATTCATTACAAGGATATTTTGCATGGCAATGCTGATCTAATGTATGCAGACGTTGAGCATCATTATTATTCAAGAGGATTTTTTAACAGATCGTTACGTACTGCAATGAATTGGTTTATATGGCACTTTGATTGTGAATATCAAGAAACAGTATATGAACTATTAAGAGATCAGATTAATCGATGTATAGGCCCAGTTAAAAATTTAGTAATTACTAATGCACTGATTGATCAACGGTTTACGAAAGAAAAGATAACAATTGATATTTCTGACATTAAGAAAACTCATTCTGGCTTTATTAATCACTTGTCTGATCACGGCAACCAACTAGTATATAATCAAATTCTCAATGCTATCGGTAATTAATAATTTTAAAACTTTGCAACATTCACTAAGCGATCTGCAATCTGAAGTGTATATGCAGGATCACATGGGTGGATTTGATGCCCGACTGCATAATCGCATGCTAGGATTATTGAATGAATACGCATTAAACAACAATCGAGTTTATTCAGTATATCAAAGTTACATACTTACGCAAGAAGTAAAAAATCTTTATCCAGGGTTGGATCTGCATTACAAATCTCTGCATGGGCATGGAAATTCTTTTGGATCTCTGACAGATTATAAAATTCATCCAGAAATAAAGTTTAAGAACTTTGTTATTAGTCTTAACGGAAGTGCTCATATCGGAAGAAAATTTCTTGTATCTATTTTAAATAAACTCGAACTTTTCAATTCAGAGTACAGTACTAAAAATTTTGTGTTCACATCTGACGAGTTAGATGGTCATTTAGCCGAGTATGTACAAGATAGACAGAACTTTTACAATCGGTTTTTTATGGGGCAAGATAGCTTTTATTCTCAAGTATACGATTGCAAATACGATCAGTTTAATCATCTGGAAAATATAAAAGCTGTAGAGCAAAGATTAACTGGAAGTTTTTTAAATATAGTAAGTGAAAGCATGTCCACAAGCTACTATCCATTTTTTACAGAAAAATGTCTTTATAGTATAGTAACCCGGGGCCTGTTCATATCTTATGCTCAACCATTATGGCACGAACATTTGGAAAAATATTGTGGTTTTAGATTGTATAGAAATTTATTTGATTACCAATTTGATTCCATAACTAATCCAGTTGAACGATTGATTGAGCTTTTATGTATGATATCAAAATTTAGTAAATTAAGTGCAAGTGATTGGCACGAACTTTATGAATTAGAAATTGACAACATTGAATATAATCATAACCACTATTATAGTGGAAATTTTATAAAACAACTTACTAATAATGATTAATCTCATTGTAGACATTTTACAAATATCTGTGTAAAATAAAGATATAAACAACTAACTATAGGAAAAATTATGGCAAAACCATACGACTTCTCAAAATTCCGTAAGGACATTACAAAAAGTATCGACGGATTAAGCGTCGGTTTCAATGATCCAACAGACTGGATTAGCACAGGTAACTATGCACTCAACTACCTGATCTCGGGTGACTTTAATAAGGGTGTGCCCTTGGGCAAGGTTACTGTGTTTGCCGGCGAGTCTGGCGCAGGAAAAAGTTATTTTTGTTCAGGCAACATTATCAAGAACGCACAAGAACAAGGTATCTTTGTTATATTAGTCGATAGTGAAAATGCACTTGACGAAAGCTGGATGCAGGCACTGGGTGTGGATACCAGCCCAGACAAGTTGCTGAAACTTTCAATGGCCATGATTGACGATGTAGCAAAAACTATTGCTACATTTATGAGCGACTATAAAGCATTACCAGATGGCGAACGTCCAAAGGTCTTGTTTGTTATTGACTCACTGGGTATGTTGCTAACACCAACAGACGTTAATCAGTTTGAAGCAGGTGAAATGAAAGGTGACTTAGGCCGTAAGCCCAAAGCACTTACAGCACTTGTTCGTAACTGTGTTAACATGTTTGGCAGTTATAATGTTGGTATGGTATGTACAAATCACACATATGCTTCGCAAGACATGTTTGACCCTGATGACAAAATTTCAGGTGGACAAGGCTTTATCTATGCAAGTAGCATTGTAGTTGCTATGAAGAAGCTGAAGTTAAAAGAAGACGAGGATGGTAACAAGATCTCTGACGTTATGGGTATTCGAGCCGCTTGCAAAGTCATGAAGACACGCTATGCTAAACCTTTTGAAGGCGTCCAGGTCAAGATTCCATACGAAACAGGAATGAATCCCTACAGCGGACTTGTGGACTTGGCAGAGAAACGCGGCTTGTTAAAGAAAGACGGAAATAGACTGGCGTTTACTACACCCGACGGCGAAGTAATCAAACAGTTCCGTAAAGCATGGGAAAGCAATGAAGGCGGATGCTTGGATGCAGTCATGCAAGATTTTTCAAAGCAAAATACCGAGGTAAGTACACCAGACACAGTTGAGGAAGGAGAGGAATAAATGTCAGTAGATTTAGCACAAGCAGTATGGGAAGAACTTAAACGTTACATCGGTCCATTGGATAGAACCGAAGCAGCCGATGCCCTGGTCAATTTACTTGTAGATAGCAATTTTGATGCTGATGACATCCGAAACTCGTTTAGAGGAGATGCTGAAGTAAAGAAAGCCTTGCAAGGGTACCTGGATGACCATGACGACGAAGAAGATATTGATGACGATAATGATTTTGAGGAAGATGACGAGGATGAAGAAGAAGATTATTAATTATGTGGTATAATCGTATAGTAACTGACTTATCCGATATTCCAGATTTTATATCTTACTACGAAAGCGAGCTTGTAGATGCCAAACGAGATGTGCGTATTGGTGGATATGTTGAAACCAATATCAAAGAATTACCAGGCATTACTGAGCATCGTTTTAATCAACTACAAGAGATTGAAGCGGTGCTCAACTATCTCAATATACAGATACGAAAAATTCGACGCAGACATTTTCAAAAATACTTGGAAGGGTATGCTCGGGCACTAACTAGCCGCGACGCCGAAAAGTATGTGGACGGAGAAGACGAAGTTATTGATTTTGAAACCATTATTAATGAAGTAGCATTAATACGTAATAAATGGTTGGGCATTATGAAGGGTCTTGAGTCCAAGCAATGGATGTCAGGGCACATTGTGCGTTTACGTACAGCCGGAATGGAAGACATACAAGTATGATATTTGCTACTCCACAGCAAAGCCACACTCATAGTTTGCAGACATTAAATTGGTTCTATGAGCATGATAGTTTTATGGAAAGTGTTGCCACTGTTATTGACATGGGCTGCGGCACCGGGTTGGATCTTGAATGGTGGGCTACACGTACCACCAGAGATGTTAACCCTCAGCCACTTAATATCAAGTGTACAGGTGTAGATACCATGTCTGAATTGCCCATGGCTTATCAATATCCTAACATACAATATCAAAAGCAAGATTTTGAACTGCCGATTACATCACATAAGAAAAAGTATGATATTGTATGGTGTCATGATGCATTTCAGTATGTAATTAATCCGTTTGACACTTTATCCAATTGGAGAAAAGTCATGGCCAACGAAGGCATGCTAGTGCTAATACTTCCACAAACAACTAACATAGAATTTAATACACAAGCATTTGATCAACGCGACGGTTGTTATTACAACTGGACAATGGTGTCCTTAATACACATGCTGTCGGTATCAGGATTTAATTGTGCAAACGGATTTTTTTTAAAAAACCCAACAGACCAGTGGCTTCATGCTGTTGTTTATAAAAGTGAAATTGGGCCATTAGATCCTAGAACAACCAGCTGGTACGAGTTATGCGATAAAAATTTGTTGCCTGAATCGGCAGTTAACTCAATTCAACGCAATGGATTTCTTAAACAGCGCGATTTAGTATTGCCTTGGGTAGACAAAAGTCTAATGAGCTTTCATAATCACTAAAGGATTAATTATATGATTGCAGGAAAAGTATGGGGACAGACCGAACTGCTGGAAGCAAACGGCGTTTTAGAGTTTCATCGAATCGAAGCCACTGCCGGAGGCACTTGTAGTAAACATCGACACCGGTACAAGTGGAATGGATTCTTTGTTGAATCCGGCAGCTTGATTATTCGCGTTTGGAAAAATAACTATGACCTAGTAGATGAAACGGTGTTGACAGCAGGACAATTTACAAAGGTCGCCCCAGGCGAATTTCATCAGTTTGAAGCGGTTGAAGACACAGTGGCATTTGAGTTGTATTGGGCAGAGTTTGATCACGACGATATCGAACGAGAATCAGTTGGCTTTGCCAAGTAGTCTGGCAATAGGTAATCCTGCTGCTATTTCATCTACGGTCCATTCCGTGTGAGAAATCTCAATAAGCCATTGATTGCGATTTGGCCTGATGGGATTTTCTATTTGTGATAAATCTAAGTTTGCTACCGGTGCAGCCATACTTTCAGGTCCTACAAATGCAGGAACTCCGGATATAATAGCCTGACTGCCCGGGCCACTGTTCCAATTTACCACAGCCCAGGCATGCCTTAGAGTTTTATCAAAGTCGTAATCGTCGTATGTGTTGGGTATATGCATGGGTCGGTCAACTAAACACCCGGGCAATACCACTACTTCTTGCCTGGGATGACTGCGTATTACTATTGATCGATCGGTGTGCTGCCTTAGTGTGCCGACTGTTTGTTTTAACCACTCTTCGGTTGAAGGCTGCCCG